GTCTTTTCTAGTGCTTGCGATACAGTCGAAATCTCCGCAAACATTCTCATAGATATTGTTACATATCTCATCGAAAAAACAACCATTACATTGTTCTTTCTCTGTCTTAACCACCTTCAAGACGATTTCTGACCCAATAGGTAAATCTTCCATAATTACACCTCCTCGTTGTATTTATAAACAAGCCCGACAACCAGCTTTACAAGCTCATTGTTCGTCATAACTCTAGTGTCTGTATTACCAAGTCTCAGCTCATCAATGATACGTTCTGCAACCTTCTTGATGTGTCCCATCTTTGACAGAGGGAAACGCTCAATGTCGGCAGCCTTGTCAAGGTGGAAACTCTCACGAAGGTAATCTGCACGAATAATGTTAACTGTTGAAGACTGTCGAGTAACTACCCATACACCCTCTTCTATAGAGTCGTACAAGAGCATATTCGTAGGTTCATACTTTCCGTTTATCTTTCGATAGAACGTCTTCGATATATCAAGGTCAGGAATCTTGTATTCCTGATAGCGACCTTTACTGTTCTTTGTGTAAAGTTTTGGAATCTTTTTCATTTTTCTTACGTTTTAAGTTAGCTATTCTTGTCTCTCTAAGATATTCCTCAGATTTCTTCAATCCGAGTTTCTTAGCTTGTTTAGCGACCGCGTAAACGCTTCTGCCAACTATTCTAGCAATATCTTTGTTAGAAGAGTCTGGGTAACCTGTTTTCAATGCTCTTAATTGAGCTTCATTCCAAGGAGTGCCAGTGTTATCTTGTGCGTCTTCTCCATCTACGATAATTCCGTTTATATCAAGATTAAGACCACTGAATATACAAGCATCTGCAAGTGCTTTTTCGGCACGTTTATAATCGAGCACCTTTTTACCGATGATTTCGAATCCGAGAGAGAGTTTGTCAGGGCACTCTGAAAACACTTTCTTATCTACAGATTCAGGATATATAGCTTCCACTGCATTACGCATACGAGAATGAACTCCCTTAATTGGAATAATAAAGTATTCTGCAATATTTGTTGCCCAAGAACCATTATATTCATCCATTGTCTTTTTAAATGCAGAAACAGAAGATTCAAGCATTCCGCTCAATATTCCAGACATAACAACCATTGTGTACATCTTATGTCTTTCAATATGATGCTTTGAAAATTGGTTATCTAACGAATAATAACATTTCCTTACATCATCCTGTAGATTGAACTTGATGATAAAAGTAAGCTTATCCCATATCTCAGACATGCCGTCAGCTTTCATTCGTTCTTTGAACAAGTCAATCAATTCATCGGAAAATTCCTTCGCCTCTGTCATTCTTCTCTTTACATCATACTTAAATAGCTTTTCATCTTCCGATACTAGTTTGAATGTTTCATCTATGTTAGATTTAACGATTTTTGCAAAGCCGCCTAACATAGAATAGAAAAGCATGTAGAGTTTGCTTATCTGTTCTTTAGATGGAACTGCAAGAGGAACACCTGCGAGTACACACGAATTATTTGGAGTCCAATTTGTCTGCATACTACATATCCTTTTCAATAGCAAACGCACAACAGATGCAGAACATCATCAGCAATGCGAGTGCTACATGTCCAACCATAAAGCAGAGAAATCCGTAACCTGCGATAATTACTGCTATTATAAGCAGAATCATCAGTATTGTATGTTTGTACTTTTTCATATACTACTATTTGAGAAAAATGTGAAACGGACTATCAGATTTACTGATAACACGAATACCTTTAGTCAAGAAATCGCTTTCTAGAATATCATCAATAGAAAAACTCCAGCAGCAACTACCAGTAAGACCACCACATGGATGGAAAGTCTTGAACTCAGACGATACATTATTGGCAGAATTATAGCTATACACATATTCATTGTAACGTTTAGCAACAATTCTGTCGTGTTTAGACAACCCATCCAAAGGTATCTTAGAAACGTAATATATTAGAGTTAATACAATTTCATCACATATAACCTCAATATTGAAATCACATGAACATCCTCCAAAAATATCATGGGTAACATGTACGTTTCCATACATATCTGATATTACATCTATCTTTTTGGATGCCAATCTTTTCATTAAGCCTTCTTTAATACCTTTTTGCTTTTCAGCCTCAACAAACGATTTGAGAAGTTCTTGTTGCAGCAGTCCGCATTCTGTTGTTGCTTGTGCAGACAAATTATTGATTACCATTCCGTCCATATTACTTTGATTTTAAGTTTCCGTATGCAGCATAGAAGCTGTCAAGCTGCTGCGTAGCGTGAACTAGTTTCTTGTTGTAGCTATCTCGCTCTGCCCTAGCCTTAGATATAAAGACGAAGCTAACGATGAATGATATTACTACCGTTACCACGATGAACAACCAGGGCAGCTTGTGTACTGCCTTGTTGATTGCTCGTCCTATGTTTCTTATGATAACCCAAGAATAAACTCCAATGAACACTACCGCCTGTTTGGTGGTTGCGTTCTCAATACGTTCTTTCTGCGTCATTTTGAAATATTTTTTTTGTTAATTATTATATGTGGCAATCATACATCGTTAGAAGAGTGTCAGGAGGAAGTGATGCAAGAAGTTGTTTCACTTCTTCAATCCACTCATTTTTATCCTTTTCGTCTGATACTACGGCAAACCAACCCATTTTTCCACGCTCATACCATTTTCCGTCCTTAACAACTGCGAATACTGATATTTCTTCTACATTGGATATATCTTTAATGCGTGCTTGGTCACAACGACCTTCTGCCCTTAGTTTCTCAAAATAATTAAGGTCTTCTCTTGAATAGAATATTGGAAACTTCGGATAGTATAATGGAGCATACATTGATATATCCTTTAATTTGAGTCTTCCTGCATATCTACCACCCATCTGATACCAATCCCATTTAGCATCATTATTATAGGTGCGCCAAACGCTGCCGTCCTCATGTATCTCAATATCCTCACTTCCATCATCTATATCCATACGGTAATACTTCACGGCATCCTCGTACATCTGTTCGTCCGTCCAGTTAAGATGCTTTGGAAATTCGTTCTCGATATAATCTGCATGTTCCTTTCTACAGTTGGCAAGATATGCATCTTTATCTTGTAGGAACACATCATAGTAATTCTTTTTGTATTCCTCAATCTCCTTACGTTTCTTACTAATAAGCTGCTCTTTAGTCATATATAAATGCATAGGCAGCTCTAGATTTTCATCATACTTGGCGAGTTGTTTCTCTGGCTCATCGCCAATTACCAATGTTAAAAAATGACTCATATTTATCTATATATTAATTCGTTTTCAATTCTAAAATTTACTTTGTTCGGTTGCACCAGTTATCGGTAGATTTCCAATAACCAGCTAACCATATTTCTTTCTTGGATGCGTCAGGATGCTCACTGAGCCATTCCTCTGCCATTTTACTTACGTCTGCCATAATTACTTTCTCAAAGAATCACCTGTAAAAGGAACTGCTTTTGTTGTTGCTATCAGTCTATCCACAACTCTATCTCCATATCTCTGAGTAAGCTCGTCAATACTGAGGTTAGTGGTAAGGATAAGCAATTTCCCCTTCTTTTCAGCAGCGTCACAAAGTTCAGCAAATGGCATACGCTTGTTGCCATAAGAGTTAAAATTATCCTCTGTACCAATATCATCAATATAGATAATATGAAGTTTGAGAATTTCATCAATCTTTTGGTTCAACTCTTGTGCGCTAAAGATGTTTACCACCTTTTTATGTACATCTTTAATAAGAAGAGGAAGGATATACATTCCGATTACCGACTTGCCTAATCCGCAACCGCCGAACATCAATAACCCTTTTCCTTTGTTGTCTGTCATCCAATCAACAATAGGGCGGTAATTGCGTTCGTTCCATTCTGCATTGCATCCAGACTTCATATTGACTACATATTGCAAGCCTCCACGCAAACGTTTCTCTGCATTAGGAATGCTTATTTGTACTCTGTCAATTTCTTGCGGATAACCAGTATCTCGCATCTGAGATACAAGGTTCTTGAAATATTCGCCATCTATTTGTTCCATCTATCTAGTCCTTTTGTATAATCTTTATTTTTACTATTCTGTAAATTCATACCAACAGGAAGATTGTTGGCTTTCTTATAATGATATTTGTTGTTATTGTTCCACGTAACCAATCTGCTTGCAATTTGAAATACTTTCTCCATTTCAAACCGCATTTTTTTTCCACCATTATTCATTTCCGTCCAGTACCGATAGAAATCATTCAGCATATCCTTTCCGTACTCTTCGAGGTAAGGTTTCAAACTTTCTGCGAAATCTTTCTTTCGTTCCTCGATAGTTTTTTGTGTGTTAGCAAGTGTGTTACTTGATGTGTTAGCAGCACGTTTCCTACCTTTGTAACTTTTTATATCACAAATAGTTATTACGCTACCTTGGTGTGTTACTTGGTGTGTTAGTATGTGTGTTATATACCAATGTTTAAGCAACGTTCTTACGGTTTGCACTCCAATACATAGTTCACTCGAAATCTTGCGGATGCTAACAATCAATGTTCCGTTATCGTCTGCATTTGCTAGAAGATAAACAAACAAGTTTACGGCATTTGTCCTATCAAGTTTCATTAAATCACAATATTGTTCTTTGCTAATCTTAAAAGAATCCATTTCTTAATCTTTAGTATTAACCACTACATTTGCTATTATATTTCCATTTATAACCACACGCTCTACTTCTGTAACCAGTCAATGCACACCTTATAGCAGAAGGAGTAACATTATAAAATGACGCTGCTTCTTTTATCGACTTCCACTCTTTTATAAATTTTCCATTTTCTTTCATTTGTATTATAGATACTCCAGCAATAAACCTCATAGGAGGAATAGAGTCTTTTTTCTCGTAGCTCCAAAGAAAACCAACAGAGTGTCTTGTCTTGCCTTTACAATTACAGACTATATTACTCCTATCAGTGTTATAGAATCTTGCAGCGTCAGATATACTATCCCAAGCCCTAATAAACGTCCCATCTTTGTTATATTGGTAAACATTTTTATGTTTACCATTTTTGATTCCGAGTTTTCCGCAATTTGCCCTCTTGGTGGCATTCTTCATTTTAGCGAAAGAAATTGGATTATGGGTATTTTCCATAGGGGTACACCATCTAAGATTTTCAACACGGTTATCTGTTTTTATTGTGTTAATATGGTCTATATATGGTTTACCCTCTGGGTTTGGAATAAATGCCATGGCGACAAGGCGATGAACCCTATAGTTCTTTCCATGTAAATTGACAAATAAATACCCAAGCGTCTTGTTAAGCATCAATGAAGACAAACGATGCTTTATTATTGAATAAACATTACCCATATTAGATACTTTATACTCACCTTCGTAACCAGGAATGTCTTTCCAAATTTCTTCTTTCATACACCTAAATATCTTTGATTGTTAGAAACTTCATGCTGCATGTGGAGGATTGCGATGTACTCGTCAGATGGAGCGATGTAAACGCCTTGCTCGGCTGCGAACTTCAAGAAACGGTCTATCGCAAGACTCATTTCGTCCTTATTAAGTTCCGTTGTAGAGCGAAGATACTCACGTTCCACATTTAGAATCTTGTCATACCTCTTTCGAGCAAAAAGTTCATGGTTACAATAATTCTTGAAATAGGCATCCTTGACTTCTTGCATTGGCAAACCGATTTGAAGAGCAAAGTATGATATTGCTAAATGACAATAGGCGTTCTGATTAAGAGAACGAGCCTTCTTTTCAGTCAACTCTACCATACTTTTACTCTCTTCAAGTTTCTTTACCCTAAGTTTGAATGATTCCAACTCCAAGCTGTTAGATAAATCGTACATCATATCTCAACCGCATTAAACGCTTGTTTTATCATTTCAACCTTACGCCTTACCTCAAAATGGTAAATCCGAACTATCCCCTTGTGTCTGTGCTGGCTGCTGTCTTGGTGGATATGGATTTTGCGGATTCATTGGATTTGCCACGCCAGCAGCATTAGCAGAACTTGCCATAGCTTGTTGTGCCGCTTGTGCGCCAGACTGAACATTACCACTAAAACCGCCACCTTGTGTAGGAGCTTGCTGTGTCTGACGGATAACGTTCCAAGCGTTAATCGAGTTAAACCATCTTCCATTATATTCTCTAGCATTAATGTCGAATTGTACTGTAAGAATCTCGCCGACTTGAATATTTAATTGGTCTATCTTGTCGTTTGTAACATCGAATGCCAATTTCTTAGGGTACTGTTCTTGTGTTTCCAACACGTAGGTAATACTACGCCACTGATTACCTCTTTGTGATGTTCCACTTCTTTCAGGTAGCACCACAATAATTTTTCCTTGAATTTCCATTATTACTTATTAATAATTTCGTCAATAAACTCGTTTGCCAACATAACCCTAGCTTCCATAAGCATTACATCGTCTCCATTTCTCTCAATCTCAGCCCAATGAATAGGCTTAGATAACCAAGGGCAGTATGTAATGAATATACCGCTAGTAGCACCAGTACAACTCATTTCTGCCATCATCTGCCAGTAGTACTTCGGTTCGGTTTCTTTGAGCGATGCGGCATCGTGGATAAGCGTGCGGTACTTCATATAAGTATTGATGTTAGGGCATTTAACCTCAATAATCTTTATATCGCCACCATCACGACCATAGATTGCACCATCAGGGCTTGCTGCGAAGTAAGGGATTGTGTCGTGCTTACAAGAGGAAACATCTGTTATCTCTATACCTTCATTTTGTGGAAGCTGGCAGAAGCAAGCCTTCGCTTGGTCTTCCATATCAGCACCCCACTGCATAGCCTTTGTGTTTACAGAAACTTGGTCGATGTAATCTTGGAATATATCGTCATCGTTCAAGAAATCGGGATTGAAAAGACGTTCACCTGCGATTTGATAAAGATACGATTTGGCTGTATCTGAGAAAGCCTCATCTTTCTTACGACCAGACTTCATGATGTCGGCGATTTTAGAACCTGTCAAAAATCCGACGCGACTACGGAACCACGAAATCGAACGCTGTTCTATGCCATCGGTAATCATTTCTGTTCCTTCTTCTTGGCGGCATCAGCCTTGGCAGCCTCAGCAGCTTTTGCGGCAATATTCTCTTTCTTCTCACTCTCAATGTTATCAACATACTCTGGAGCAAAAGCATCAATATCCAAATCTTGAACATCAGAAGTATTGGTGTTGATAACCGATTGGTCGAAAGTAACTGCATTCTGCATTTCGATTGATTTAGGAGCAAACTTCAATATTGATTTGAGAACCGTCTTCTGAGCCATAGCATCGAAATCAGACTTCCATGGAGAATTGAATCCAGCTCTGAAAGCTTGGCTAAACTTTGTAGCATGAGCCTTCACCTTATCAATATCCCAATAAGCAACCTTTGTGAATCCGTTGAGAAGTTCAAACTTAGCCATATAACCGATAACCTTGTCTGACTTCTTTTGTTTCTTGTCGAAGACATACTCTTCATCGAACTCATCACCTGACACATATTCTCCTTCGTGAACAGGAGCGGCGAGAATTTTCTTGAATTGACCGCTTCGTTGGCAAAGTTGGAGCAACCCTAAGTAACCAACTTGGAACTGTGCTTTCTTTCCATAAGGAATGATATAGCACTGCCCAAGCGTAGGTATGACCTGCAACTGCATTGTTGCAGCAACCATAGCAGCACCGATGATACTCATAGGTTCAGCATTGCGAAGCTGCGGATTTCCGTTAGCTACACTAATAACAGAACTCATAAAGCTATTAGCCATTTGCGGGCTATTCCAAACTTCGTTGAGCTTTCCGACTACAGCAGGCGAGTGCATCAACTCACCAAGAGACATGTTGTTTTGTTGTGTCGCAACTTGTGTATTACTCATTTTACTTAAAACTTTAAAAATTAATCACTCGTATTTCCATTCCCAATCTTTGCAAACGTAATCACCATTGTAGCTTGCATTAGGGTCTTTGCAGACTTGGAGAAATATACAATCGTGGCAGCTTCTTTTGTAGAAAGTTGCTAGTTTACTGTTTGCCATAGTTTTGAGATTTAATGTACTCTATCAATATAACTAAAGTACGTTTCCACCATTACAGAACCAGTAGTTGTAGGTCTTTCGTAATAATGTGGAATCGTACCTAACTTTCTGCCTTCACCATCATGGTAATTCAGAAAAATAGCTCTAGCCGCCACTTCTCTTGACTTGTTTGAAGTAAGTTCCATCAAGCAAGCATGTAACTTGCGTTGATGGATTACTGCATTAGCCATTCTTGGCGGCATAGATGCTATAAGTTTGTCGATTCTACTCATTCTTTTTCTCTTTATTTTCGGAAGATGGAGCGTGATGTTCAAATACATCGAAGACCTTGGTTTCGTTGAGACCTACGATGTCGTAATCCAACATTGATTTCCCCATCACCTTATAAACGTATCTGAGAGCACGTGCTAACGACTTAGCCTGAACCAGATAAGTTACGTTAGAACGCTTCTCCTTATCACTCTTCTCATCAATAGTGATAAGCTGGAGTTTAGCTTTGTACCACTTATCATCATCATCCAAGTCAGAGAAGAAAATCTCGCCATAGTTGGTTTTCTTTGCGCTTGTAACGGCAGAATCACCACTAATATAGCAACTCATTTCGTCAATGATAGATGTTTCTGCCTCGGTGCAAGAAAGTGCATCAACAACATAAAGTTCGTTGACTACTTTTTCCGAGCCATCCTCCATCGTCTTTTGGTACTTGATTCTAGTCTCATACCAAGATGCTGTTCTTGCTCTCATTACTCACCATCCTTTCCATTATCAGCCAAAGAAGCAATCTTATCAAAGAGTTCTTTGGCAACGTTGCCTTTGATTTCGATGCACTTTACGTTGCTGTCACCATCACCGTCACCTTCGCCATTGTGAAGTGCTTCATTCTCGCTCTCCAGGCGTTTGCGAAGAGCCAAATTCTCGTTGTTGTGCAACAACTGGTCGAGAATCAGTACACAGTTTGTCTCCTCAATTTCTTTGTCATTGCGAACAACCTCATCAGTACCATTGATGATTTTCACCAATTCATCGTACTCTTCCTTTGTCTCACAGTTACGTGCGACACAACCGATAACCTTAAAGCGGTCAATCTCGAAAACCAACTTAATTTTGTCTTTTGCCATAATAGCTACATATTTAATTAATTAAACAATAATAATCTTTCTCTTTCTACTCTTTTCTTTTTGCATCGCTTTACGCTAGCCTTGCAAAGTTCAGTATTATTTCTGTAATAATCTCTTTGCTTTTGCAGTCTTTCTTCACGATTTCTCATATATCTTTCGTGGTCGAGCTGGCTGCGCCTTGGTTCGCTTCTCATTTTGCTAATCTTCTTTATCCAAACCTAGCATCATTGATATTGCGCCAACGACTGCGAACATAAGAGTGGTTGCAGCAAGTGCAAATAAAATTATACTCATACTGACAATTCCTCCTTTAACTTTTTGAGTATTCCTTCTTCTTGTTCTCTAGCACCAGTGATATATGCAGTTGCAGCAAAGTCTTTGAAAGACCTACATAATTCAGCATCCTTGCCAACAAGACCCTTACCGATATTTGCTTTTTCAACAAAATCGTATGCTCGCTTTACGACATCTTCAGGAATGCCGCTTGCAATCAATTCCTTTCCAAACTTACTAATCATAATTCAAAACATTTGATAACTTTCTTGCCGCATACTGTCTTGCTTGCGAAGTTGATTATCTCGGCAGCGACTACAAGAACAAGCATAGCAACAAGATAGCATATATAATACATACCTTTCATAATTCAAAAGTCTTTTTAAACTTTTCTATCTTTTCAGGATTTAATCTACGATAACAATCGAAGTAGCCAGTTACATATATTGAGAACAGATTTAATGCTCTCATATTAAAGTAACCATCGTCACAAAAATCCAATATCTTACAAACTAACGCCCAAGGCTCATTTGGGTCTAATCCAATAATTTTCATACGCTCAAAATCGCCTTTTGTCAATGGGTCTTTCTTTAATTCTTCAATCGTTAATCTCGCCATTTTACACCTCCAATACTTAAAAATACCGATGATAGCCGCCAAATTTCAAGAGTGCTACTAAGCAGTGTACCATTATCGTTCTTGCCCAAGAAAAACTATCATCGGTGTGGGCTTGGTTATGAAAGAAAATAATATTCAAAGAATAATCGGTGCAGTGCTCAGACTATTACATAGTGAACATCACGCAAGTTCCACCACACCGATTTGCGTGAATTGCATATATAATGGGCAAATGAAAAATTACATATCGAACAATGTAGGTGCATTTGTATCAGCTTCGGCGGCTTTGCAATTCTTTACAGCTTCATTAAAGTAACTATCCTTTAATTCGAAGCCGACACCAAAGCGACCCATCTTAATTGACTGATAAACCTCAGAACCGATTCCAAGGAATGGCGTAAGAACCTTATCACCCTTGTTGCTCCAAAGAGTTATTGCTCGCTCGATTGTTTCCAATTGTAGAGGGCAGATATGCTTCTCGTCATTCTCGTCACGCCCCTTAATACCATTAAGTGTTTTAGAATAATCAATATCCATCCACACTGGCGAAGCGTACTTTTGCCAAGTATCAACAGATATATCACAACGAACTGGGTGTTCATGCTCGCCTTCCTTTCGGAATACCATAAGATAGTCAGGGATGCCGACACGACTCATAGCCGCATCTTTCTTTACTTGCTTATGGAGAAGACCGAGTGCCTTTGTTCTCTGCATTTCGGTTACAGGATTCTTCCAAATCGTTACCCTAGAATGATAAATGAAACCTACTTCTTGGAATGCTTCAAGAATCATACCTGAGAAGTCACGAAGACCAATATATCCTTCCTTGCCCTTCTGAATAGGCAAGTCCATGCAATGAACGGCAACGTTACGACCGCTCCAAAGAACTCTATACAATTCCTTGACAAGATATTTGAAGGCAGTAAAGAACTCCTTATAGTCCTTTGAATTACCCATATCCTCTAACTTATCGGAATATGTGTAAAGTTCCGCGAATGGTGGAGAGAAAATAGAAAATCCTATACTCTCATCGGGAACATCCTGAATGAGCTGCACACAATCTCCTAGGCGAATGTCACAGTTTTTTGATTGATACTTATTATCAACTTCCATCTTCTTTAACTTTATCTGATTATTGATGTTACGACACATAGCTTCGGTCATAGACTTCTGCATTTCGATGAACTGCTTTTGCTTTTCCTCGAATGATGATTTCACGTTCTGCATCGTATCAAGAGTAATGATGTGGATATTCACCTCATCTTTCTGACCGAATCGATATGAACGTCTGATACCTTGATAGGTAGCTTCAAATGAAAAATCAAGTGAAGCAAACATCTGATTACGGCAGTTCTGATAGTTAAGACCGAATGATGCAATCTTCAACTTAGTGATAAGCACTCTGAACTCGTTATTAGCAAATCCGAGCAACTTATCTTTCTTGTATTGCTTGCTATCACTACCTTTAACCTCGACTGCATCGGGAATCAGTTCACGAAGAACCTTACCTTCCTCATCTTGCCCAATCCAGATAATCCAATTCTCAGAAGAACCATTAACAATCTCAGCAACTCTTTCAAGACGTTGCTTGATAGTTCTTCTAAGTTCTTTGTGGAAATCCGTTGCAGACACAGCCATATCATTAAAGAGAGCACCGTTATCTTTCTTTTCGGTAACGATGTAATCTTCAATAACATTCATCGGTGGAAGAATATATCCTTCATCGCTAAAACCAATATCAGATGGCTTACTGAGCATGACTGCCCAAGTAGAAACGAAATCCCAAAAGTCTTGTTGTGCATGACCTTTCAGTCTCCAATCAGATGTAGAGCCGCCATCATGTACAAAATACATCGCAAGCATTTCGTTTCTTGTCATAATATTCAAGAACTCTGCATGATTGCAAAGCTCGGTTGTGTCGTTTGGAGAAGGCGTTGCGGTACAACACAACTTATAAGGTGTATTTTTGAAGTCCTCAATAAGAGCGGTTCTTGTCTTACCTGCAAAGTTCTTCAATATTGAACTCTCATCAAGAACGACCCCCCCAAACAGATAAGCATCAATGTTATCCATATTATCATAGTTGGTAATATAGATACCAGCATCCAAGTCCTGGTCGAATGTCGTAAGAGCAATCTCAGTTACTTTGTAGCCGAAATGAACTCCTTCTTTGATTGTCTGACCTATAACACCCAATGGTGCAAGAATAAGAACAGGCTTGTTAATGTGATTTACCACTTGTTGTGCCCATTCTAATTGCTGAACAGTGTTATGAGTTACAATAAAGTCGCGAGTTAGATACAAGTGAGAACTATCTTCAACATAGATACAACGTTGTTTCTCTTGCCCTTCTTTCTCAATATTGACAATATTCTTTAGCTTTCTGCAATTCTTGTAAAGATAAACACGGAAATTAGGAAAACGTTCTCCATTCTTATCATAGTAAGACATACGTTTTTTCACTCTAACCATGTATCCTAATGAACGAGCAAGAAAAGAAACGTCATTCATAAGCCTTTCGGATGCAGTACTATATTCAATAACGCTTCCACCTTTAACCAAGTGTCCATCAGTATCTATCAAACCTTGCAGTAATTCTTCCCTACTCTCTACTGACGCATAAAGATAGTTAGAAGGAATAAACTTGTCGATAGACTTGTGCCCCATCAAGTTTAGTTTTTCCAACTCTTTTTGCGTCCAACTAGTTTTATTTGTTACATTGTTATGTACGGAATAAGACATTCCGTCTTTGTAAAAATCAGAAACAACATCGCCATGAAGGTCTAACCTAAGTAATTTATCGTGGATTGACTTGTTCGGTTTTGAGATTTTTACACCTCTTTGAGAGATACTTCCATCACCGAGTATAACACCAAGAAGATAAGGATGAATTGTGATATTTTCAGCAATATCCCAAGATACTTTTCCGTTCACAGGAATGGAATATTTATAAACATTACGTGTTTTATCTGGGTATCTTTTATCATCGTTTCTGACCCCAACATAATCAGTCATAATGTCTTTCAATTCCATTGTGCGATAGTCATTATTTCTAGAACAATCATTTAAGGTTCTAACATTCCATAAATGATTTAATCCGCATCTTGTGTATGTTCCATCGCTAAAGGACACCTTATATACATCTTTAACACCTTGCTCGTATATGTTTGTGATTTTAGTTTTATTTCCATTTGCGGAAATAACATAATCACCAACTTTCAGACTTCCCATTTGTTAGTACAGGTTCTGAATAAGGCTGCTCTTTACCCAATCCACAGTCCTCAAACATCGCAAATCGACCAACTTTCAATGCTCGCTTAACACAATACTTCTGAAATGGGAATAGTTGAGGACTCAAATCACTATCATCAACGTCAAAACCGCTTTCTTGAACGGCAGTCTGTTTTTCTGATAGAAATTTCAGATAACCATCTAATTCTTTTGTATTCATCTATTAAACTGTTTTTAATTAAAAGGATGCTTCGTCTCCTACGTTTCAAAAGACACACCATCTGCCAAACTTACGAGAGGTTTTATTTCCCCTTGGTGCGTTTTCGATTCATACTCTTGCCCAATTAGCAACTCCACATCCTATTCTACGACAACCTTAGTCGGCGTAGGGGCGGTTTAACAACTAACTAAATTTTAAATTATGAATGAAATTAAATCTCACAATAACTATTTCCGTCAGGTGGGTAGTCGATTATCTTCCATTCATTCTTCTTGATATGGATAGCTTCACGAAAAACCACAAACGGATCACCATTATGACGTTTCTTATTGTGTGCGACAATCTTATTGATACACCCCTTGGCAGTTATTCTGAACTCTCTGAGAGAATGGGTGTACTTAGATTTCACATCACATACAATCAATTTTCCGTCTTCCCTAAATATGAAGTCTGGTTTATAGCTATGACCGCTAACCATCAGTCTTTTATCGTACCGAACCTTTGTTTTGAGTTGTTTCGGCACAAGCATATAAAGGGATTTGAATATGTTGAGTTTCACTTGTCTATGAATACAAGAAACTCGTTTATCAGCAAGAAGAATTTGGTGATACATATATTCTTCTTTACTATCGTACTCAGTACCATCTTTCGATGTGTACTTGTGTTGAACAACCCTAGCAGCAGCCATAGCTAATATTCTTTAGAAAAGTTGCTCGGATTCCAAACTAGTTGTTGGTAAGCAGTATCACCGAACTTCTGCCATTCTCCTGTCGCAAATTCAACAAGCCAATCATTTGTATGAGCAATCAGACAACCTCTAGTCTTGTTGTCTTTGAACTGACAAGTAATTGACTTGCCATCTTCACCGACATCAACAGACTGCAAGCATTTCAGACCTTGCAGCGTTTTCAAGTGGTCTCTGTGAACCTTTATACTATATATAATCTTCATGTTCTTTTCGCTTAAAAACCTTGGCGGCAGACTAACTTAATAATCTGACCGCCAAGGAAAAACAGCCTAATTTTAAAATTTAATCATTTTCTTATGACAAAGTAAAAAATGCGCCCTTAGATGGTATCGAACCATCTTCTCTACATAATGGTCGGAGCATTAAATCTGCGTGTGTAGCGCATTACCTAATTGCTTTAAGGGCATAACTCAACGACTTATCCCAAGCAGTTGAGAAAAAAACAAATTATTTAAGTAAACAAAAACACTTAAAAAAGTGTATAATAAATAAAGCACTACTACTTTCACAAGCAGAAGCACATAGATGAAAAAATTGTAGTAGTTCCAGACTGAATCGAACAATCTCTAAGAGAACCAAAATCTCTTGTGCTGCCGTTACACCATAGAACCAGAAGCATCATATTCTCACGAACTTGATGCTAAAACTTAGAAAACTAATTAACTTTACCTTATAACCTTATAACCAAAAAAAATGAGTGTTGCAGGTGCAGAATTCGAATCTGCGACCTCTAGGACATGAACCTAGCGAGCTACCACTGCTCCAACCTGCGATTTGTGCAGCCTATCTTCACAGACAGACTGCATTGCCATCATTGTCAAATTCAAATTCAAATTTTGTTAATTAAAATATAAACAAACAAGTAATCAAATAAAATATTTATGCAAAAACATTTATAACTTTGGAGATATTGCCGGATTCGAACCAACATTTCCATACGATAAGAACGGTATCTTCTAGTTGTATGACGTGCTTCCATTTACACCAAGTATCTCTTTGTTGTTATTTAATTAAAGTATTGAGAAGTAATCTCTACTTTAAGTAGTGTTTAAATCTCATTCTTTGACTCAACTCTGTTCAGAGTTGGCTAGACTGCTATCTCTGAATTATCATTATCCTTTGCTTTCCACGACAATTCTTCTCGCTTGACTGGATGCCAATATCATTTCCGTGGTAGTTCATCAGTGATAATTTCATCAATAACAGAATTACTAGTCTTACGTATATCGCATACCCTTTCGTAATATCACCGCGTGCCAGTGCCGCTCCTTTACTACATTTCTTATATGCGCATACTTATTCTGTGCGTCAATATGTCAAAGAACTCTTCTCTAGCTTTCAGTTTCATCACTTGTAGTGATAATCTGATTCTAAAAGAATTGCGGTTTCAGCAGGATTCGAACCTACGACCTATCGGTTAACAGCCGACCGCTCTAACCATCTGAGCTATGAAACCATATTGGGCGAGCATATAAAAGAAATAGTTAAAAACTCGCCCATCCACCACACTTGGTGATATTAAACAACAGAACTCTAATATATACGATGGCTTTCAAGCAGATTATCTATATCGCTTGCGAGGAAGAATGCAGAGTGACCTATCATGCAGTGTGGTAGCTTTCCGCTCTTTCTCAATTCAACGATGAATGACTTTCCCATACCTATGTATGATGCAGCTTCATCAGTTGATAGCCATTTCTTAGCAATCCTTTCGACTACTACTTTCTTCTTCGGTGTCATAGGCTAATCTCCATTATTTATAGATTTCACCATCTTTGACACAATATCAAACATCTTCCCAAGGAAACCGTGCTTTTCAGCAATATCAAGATTGCTTTGCGATTTTTTATCCTTGTAGCTATTTATGCTTATGTTGTAAGCATAATAGAGATTCTGATAAATGTTATGCCAAACATCCCTCTGAGTTGTGTTTGTTGCAGCAGCATACTGATTAACTAATCTGCGAATCTTGTTACGCATAGAGATTTCAGGAACTTTATTTCCAGAGACCTCAGCTTCAAGAAGCAATTTTCCGTTTTCAATACGTTCTTGCTTCATTTCCTCAATTTCCTTCTTCGTTTCTGCAACATCACGTTCAACACTCGATAGACGATGTTCCTGCTCTACGAGTTGGTTGATTGACATCTGAAGAATTTCAAGCTGCGATTTTGGTTTAATCGAATCTCGTATCATTTTCTCCATTTTGTTAAACTCGTTGATATAATCGAGCTTAAACTGCATCGCTTTCTTGCCGTTGAATCCCATCACCAATAAGGAAAATCCATCTCTGTTCATCAAGAACATTGGATAGACCTGACCGTTCTGTTCATTTACATAAGTTGTTTCTTCAAACATAGGGTCAGCCGAAATTTCGGCACACCCCTCAATCAACTTCCTGATTGAATCAAGAACATGTTTGTGTTCTTTTCCAAACTTTTCTGCAACTAACAAGCTGCTTGTTACTGCTTGGTCGTTTGCATCACGGAAGACAATTTCATTCATTTCTTCAACCTCCTATACATTATTAATTATTTTACTCAACCTTCACTCGCTTTCGGTATCTAACATTCTCACCAAGAATAATATCTCTTGTATGAGGGTCTGTAAGACCAATTGTAATTGTGTTGCCTTTAAGGAAAGTGTAATACACATTTCCATCATCCCTTGGATAGGCTTTCTTTACGTAAGTAACAGCCCCCTTTGCTGCAACACAAGCGAGATAGTTTGGCAATTCAACTACTAACTGACCGCCTACACCGATATTCTTAACATCTTCGGCAGTAACCTTATTCGCTTTCATTTACTAATTATTTCTAACTCGTTTAAAATTATTAACTAAAAAAACTTGGTGAAACGAGGTAAAACACGTATCTTTGCGGTGTCAAACGTTTAGGATGGGTTCTTGCACTCATTCCACCTTGCTTTCGTCTTTCAGTATCACTAACTGATTGACGGTTGCAAAGGTACTACAATTACTCGAAATCACCAAATGTTTTCGGGTGAAATCGTGTGATTTAAATATTTATTAACATTATTCGTGTGATTTAGTTACGTATTTGCAACTATGGAGAGTAATTTAGAGTTAATTGGGCGGATAAAGACCCTTATGAATGATAGTGGTGATAGTGCTAATGCATTCGCAAAGAAAGTTGATATTGACCCTGGCAACTTCCGCAAGAAGCTAAAGGGCGAGTATGGAATAACAAGAAAAGACCTATATAAGATAAGCAATAAACTCGGAGTTAGTCGTGAGTGGCTTGAAAACGGCACAGGCAACATCTTTGTTAGAACTGCATATAGTATAGGTGGTGACATCAACATCGGTAGCAAGGTTGAGAAAGCTGTACAGGATGCCATGAGCGCATCAGAAGATTCAGCCTTCAGCAAGGCATCAAATATCCTTGGCGGTAGTGAGAACGCACTAGAGCGAGAAAATAGGCTACTCCGTGAGCAGCTCGCACAGAAGGATGCCCAAATCAGGCAGTTAATGGATTTGCTTGCAAAGAAGTAGGAATGCAAGCAATATGCAAGCGAGTTAATTATCAAACAACCACAACATTATAAATATCAAAAAGTTATGGCTGATATAGACAAGAAGATTATCTTCTCAATGGTGGGCGTATCTAAGATTATCCCACAAAACCAGAAACAGATTCTGAAGAACATCTACCTATCGTTCTTCTACGGAGCAAAAATCGGTATCATCGGTTTGAACGGTGCCGGTAAATCTACGTTGATGAAAATCATCGCAGGACTTGAGCAACCTACCCAGGGTGAGGTGGTTTGGAGCCCAGGCTACTCTGTGGGCTACTTGCCTCAGGATCCTCCGCTCGACGAGAACAAGACCGTGAAGGAAAACGTGATGGAGGGTGTGCAGAAAATCTATGATGCACTCGCAGAATACGAGGACATCAACAACAAATTCGGTCTCGAGGAATATTACGGA